AGCCGCCACTTCGTATCGCTATGGCAAACTGTGTAGTTCGCCGTTTCTGCTTCACTCTTAATAATTTTACTGAGGAGGAATATGAAAAAGTCACGCGATTTATCCAAGACTATTGCAAGTACGGCATTGTGGGAAACGAGACTGCACCTACCACAGGCACAATACATCTACCAGGATTTTGCAATCTTACCAAAGGTATGCGATTTAACAACATTAAGAGTAAACTCGCTACCAGAATACATCTTGAAAAGGCAAACGGGACAGACGAACAAAATCAAATATACTGTCGAAAATCTGGCACGTACTTTGAAAAGGGAACGCCTGTCGGACAAGGGAAACGTACAGACCTGGTCTCCCTTGTCGAAGGTATACAGAATGGGCAAATCAGACTCAGTGATATTGCGAAGGATCATCCCATCGCTTTTATCAAATACCATCGTGGAATCCGCGAATACCTACAACTTACGAAGCCAGTGCAACCAAGAATGTTTAAAACATGGGTATACTACTACTGGGGACCAACCGGATCGGGCAAATCTAGCCGCGCTCTCAAAGAGGCTATGGAAATAGAAGGCGAAATTTACTACAAACCTAGAGGGCTCTGGTGGGACGGCTACCATCAACAGGACAACGTCATCATAGACGACTTCTATGGATGGATAAAATATGACGAAATGCTGAAAATAATGGACCGATACCCCTACAAGGTACAAGTCAAAGGAGGGTTCGAAGAATTTACAAGCAGACGCATATGGATTACAAGTAACGTTGATACTGATCAACTTTACAAATTTATTGGTTATGTAAGCGACGCATTCGATCGCAGAATTACAAATAAAGTATACATTGATTAAATGGAAAAATTACTCTGATTAATACATTTCACCCACACATCCTGAATAATATTAAACGCGGTGGTCCTTCCGGCCATAGTATTCTCTCCCTGAAAAACGACGATACCGGTATATATCTGAGGTTGTTTAGCTTCCATGTTATTCGGGCGTTCAATACGGGGACACCATTTTGTTACAGTAGCCAAAGAGAAATCTTCTGATATAGCTGACGACGATTTCGTAAATGCATTTTGTAAAACAGAACATTTATATGATTGATATCCCTGTTGAGTCTGACGGTATATTTTGCATTTATCTACTGATAGGTAAGTATTAAACGCCTTCTGAAGAGGGCCGCCTTTATGCCAAGGCAACATAGCATATGCAGGGGTTTGAGACGTAGAATTATTAGAAACATTTTGTAAAGGCATTACACGCATTCGCATTTTAACGAACTGTATCGCCTCAAAGTTCGGCGCCAACGAGACGTATTCGGGAAAGTCATTAGGATAAAAAGAACCTGACCAAACAGACGTAGAGTCGTTCTTAACTTGTACTGTAGCAACCTTAGTAAGTTTACACCACATTGTCCCAGAAGTCCGCTTTCGTGTGCGTCTATATCGTCTACGAAACATCCGGCTACGGCGTCTTACGACGCGGCGGGGCCGGCGAAAAACTCGTTTGAATCGTGCCATGGTCGTGAGAGTACTGTTGCTATGCTACCCTAACTGAATGTCGATGGTGGGGGATCTGTGAACGGGCCTACCGGCCCTCACACCCGCCCCCCGCGCCCACCCCCCCCCCCAGGACAAGGAACGCCGCGCTACCGCGCGGCGAAGGGGGGTACGAGTATAGAAAGTGGGGGAAACCGGTTCGTCCAGCGCAAACATGTTCAAGGTCAAAAGAAAAAGGAGCGTTACCAAGTGTGTTACGAAGTGGTGGGTAATACTA